ACATTCCTTACCGTATGGCGCGCTTACTGCTGGTACTTGAGCGACATTCGGACACGAGTGTGTGCATCGTCCTGTAACTGTACCACCGGTATTAACACGACCGTGTATGCGACCGTTTATTACAGAGTTTAACCACGAGTTATCACCGTCAATCAACATACCTAAACGCTTGGTGACCATGAGGTACTCGTTTAGTTTCTCAGCCGAAGGATGATCAATACTTTTAAGTACGGACTCATCGATCTTAGGTTTACCGTTGGGTGTGAATAACTTAGGTTCCCAACCTAGTTCCTTTAGACGATCGGCGATTTGATCTCTACTACCTGGATTGAACGGGATCTCCTTTGACTTAGGCCCAAGCTTAATAGCTTGTTTAGCTAACGCCAACTTCATCTTCCGCTTGCGAAGCTCGTCAGTAATCCCGCCTTTGGTCTCCGCTATGATCTCTTCACCATCGATTTCAAGCTTCCATCCCCGTGGTGTCTTCATCTCCTCGACCACAGGTGGAAACATCTTTTGTAGATCGTCAGTCAACTCAGCTCGTTTACTCGTTAACTCCATCGTTAACTTCTCAGCTTTAGCCTCGTCAAAAGCGAAGCCCCTGAACTCTTGCTCACGCATCAGTCTAGCGAAGTCATTCTCGATGTGTACCATCCTTCCGTCAGGGTCTGATTCTCTCAGTTCTTGAGCGAGCCTACCTGTCAGTATCGTGTCCGCTTCGCAGTACAGTTTCATATCTTCGTTGTATGAATCAAACGCTCCTTCCTGCTGACCATAGTCGAGCTTTGGAAAGTTCAAGCGTTCGCCCCAAGCTTTCAAGCTGTGTGACCCGATCAGTTCTACAGGGAAGTTATCCCTCGCACGATCGTCAGGTGCAATATCAGGAGCAATGACTCGACATAGAACCAATGTATCAAAGACTTTACCTTTAGGATTAAACTCCTTGGGGTACAGCTTCTTCAACGCTGGTATATCGAAGTTGATAATGTTGTGACCGACGATTACATCCGCCCTGTTCAACTCGTTAATACCGCGTATCAAACTATCGCCGTGGTAAGTAATGATCTTGTCACTCTCCAACTGATAGATAGATAAGCAATGAACTTCCTTTAGATCCGATAGTAAAGCGAAGTCTTCGATCCCGTTTGTCTCGATGTCGAAATATAATTTTAGTGGCTTTATCATCGTTTAAAAAGGATTCGCACCCATCGTTTGATTGTTATTATTGATAGGTCTAAAACCCGTAGTATTCGTTTCATTTAACCTCCCTGTATTTTTGTCGAAGTAAAGTGTACCCGCCTCGCCTGTGTCTCCACTAAAGCGATTCTTTAATACACGTAACCTCGTTTGATTAGCTTCTTGTTCTGATTGTTGATTACGCTCCAAGCCTATCACCATGTCCGACAACTGTGGAATCGCATGAGATCCCCGTAGGTGCGAGAGTGATGTGGCGTGGCCTTCTTCGTGTCCACCACCTGGTGGTCGTTTGAGATGACTGACAAGTACCATTCCGCATTGAGTCTCCTCAACAAGCGACCGTAGTCTCGTCATAGTATTGTCAATCAATCGTCGTTCATCATCGCCGTCAAAACCGCTGACAACAATCGAGAGGTGATCAAGGAATATCCATTTGCAGTTCAGTCCTTTGCATAGGTATCTGATGCGATTTAATAGATTGTCCGAGTCACAACTCCCGAAGTGATCGTAGGTATAGAACCGTCCATTTCCTACAGTCTCCTCGAAGATAGGTCGTAACGCCTCGTGATGAACGTCGTTCTCAAGATGTAGTTGCTTACCGATGTGCAAGCCCATGATGCCTAGTGCTGTCCGTCTTACACTCTCTTCCAACGCGATGTATCCGACGGTCTGTCCTTCCTGTAGTAAATGATATGCTATCTCCCTACAGAACAACGACTTACCGATTCCTGAACCCGCACAAAGCGTGACCAACTCACCGCGTCTTAGTCCGTGTGTCTTCTCGTTTAGTTGCGAGTATGGATACGGGACTGTCTCGGCGTTGTTGACCTCAATGATCTTATCCCACAGCTCTTCCATACCGACGATACCATCGGGTCGATAGTCACGAGCTTGCCATACTGCGTCTACTAACTCCTTTGACCGGTTAGCTACCAGCATATCATTCGGATCTTTCAACGGTAGTTCAGCTATCTTCGCTTTACCTGGCGATAGTAACGACGCACATTCGGTCGCTCCTGATCGTCCTGGATCGTCCATGTCAAACATGAACACTACCTCGTCGAATCGTTCGAGCCAATCGAGTGCTTGTGCGACATGGTTCTTTCCTGACTGCGCTCCATGCGGGATGGAAACGACGGGCCACTTATGCTCGAAAGCTTGGCTTACGGAAAGAGCGTCAATCTCTCCTTCGGTTACAACGACGCGTCTACCGCCGTCTCGCCACAGGTGCTGACCATATAATCCTACTAACTCGCCTCTGACTTTGAAGTCTTTGTTAGCAAATCTGATTTTCTGACCTACTAACTTACCGTCTCGACTGCGGTAGTTTGCGACCTGTGCTTGTTCGCCATCAACGATCGCTATTTGATAGCCCCACTTCTTACAAGTCTTTTCAGTTATGTTCCGCCTTGTAAGGTCGGTGTACTCTCCGTTATTGATGAATGATGCTGGTGGTTTTTTAGGTTGTTCTTGTTGTGGTTCCATTCGTTTGTTGGGTTGCGTGGATACCTCGCAGCTAAAGCAATATGTTGAGTTGTCTACATAGACGCATCGGGCATCGCTCGAACCGCAGGATGGACACGGCGTGTGCATTTCTTTGTATTCAGCCATGATTTTGGTATAGTTTTATCACAATATTTTAATCCTTTCTTTTCGCACCACATAGCGTAAGTAGTCTTGCTACCCTTGCGTATTTTGTTTGATGCGTTTTGAAAGCAAAGGCGGACATCGAGTTCGGGGTGCTGTTCCTTGATGAGCAGATGCTTCGTTCTATCCTCACTTGTCCACAACCCTTTGGTCTCAACGATGATTCCATTGGGTAGGATAAAGTCAGGCGTGTATGTTGCTTCCCTCATATAGGAGACCTTTAAACTTTCGTACTCGAACTCGATGCCCAACCGCCGTAAATAGTTGGCGGTCTTTGCTTCAAATCCTGAACGAAATTTAGAAGTCTGCTGCGAGTGGTTTCGCTTCTTCCTTCGTTTCCGCATTAGTTATTGGTTCTTCTTTGAACTCGTAGGTTTCACCGCCATGTTTGTATCCTGTCTCTTCCGCTTTAAACTGACCCGTTTTTTCAGATTCAGCTACATCCTTTAACTCAATTATTTGTGCTGATGTAGGCTCAAGCGTCATACCCACGCCTATAGGAGCGTTCCAAAAATTAAGTTGTAGTCCAAGTTTAATGCGACTTCCAGCTCCGATAATAGGTTTCTCACCTTCGATAGGTTGAGCGGCTGAATCAACAAGAGCGGTAGTTGGGGAAAAGACAATAACTTCATCGCCTATTTTTTCAGCTTTGCCTTCAGAAACATCACGGGCGTTTGCTTTGAAAACTCTAGCAGCCTTACGTTTTGTCTTAATGTAATAGTTTCCCTCGTCGTCAATCTTGAATGGCGAAGTTGCTTGCTTCTGTGCTTTACCTTTCTTTTTAGACTCTTCATCAAGGTAAGCTTCAAAGTGAGGTTTAATCTCAAGCTTCAACGCTTCCCAATCTTCTTTACTAAGGACAAGCTCGCAACGGTATGTTCCATGCTCGTCGTCATAATCTCCTGTGGCAGGGTTAGTTAGGAAACACCAACGTGCCGTGCCTATGGGTGTTGTGATTACTTTCATATTTCGTTTTTCTCCTTGTTATGCGAAGTAATACTCTGAGTCGATAACGTCGTTTGGATCTAATGTTCCATACGCTGGTAACTCAGGTAGTTCCTTCTCTGTTTGTGTTGTGACTTCATCTCTAAACTTAGAGAGTATGTCGGTTGAAAATATTTCTGCTGTGGCCTGTCGAATGCAAGTGGATAATGTATCACAGTCTGTAGCGTGGGTAGCGAACGAGTCGTGTACCATTGCAAGCGAGTCTATGCCTGACTCTTTCGCGTACAAGGCGGTCTTCTGAGCGACGCTTGCATCGAGGCT